CCTGATTTACCGATTAAAGCTTCATCTATCTTTGTTATACGACCTTTAATTGTTCCTGCAGTAGATAAATTTAACTGGCCAACTTTAGCAGCGCTCATTCCACCTTCTTTTAATCTTTGTATAATAAAAGCCCATTGATTTGCATGGCTTGTAGATTTTCCTGTTTTAAAATAAGCAATAACATCTCTATCTGTTAATTCAAATATATTCTTATTTCTATTTTTTGCAAGCCATTGCACCAGCTTATCATATTGTTTTAAATATCCAGCTTTATTTTTCATAACAACACCAGTAGTTCTGGATTTCCATCCTGGTAAAACCTTTTGTGAAATGTAATCTAGAAATGGTTTGCTCTGCCTATAGCTTTCTCCACCTTGAGCTTCAGGTAGTTGTGTATCTCTTATTTCTTTTGAAGCATTAAGTAGTTTTAATTCTTCCTGGAAAGGTTCTTTCTTAGCAATATCTTTAGTTCTTTTGATAGTTGTTTCTAATTCATTGATTCTTTCTTGAAATTTAGGTGTTGCAGGGTCATATGGTAACTGTTCTTTTGTTTGAGTTATTTTATCTACAACATCAGCAGGAGCATCTTTATCTGTGAGTTCTTTTTTAAGCCTATCAGTAGCTCCTTCCACTCCTTTAAGTTGTTGTTTAGCAACTCCCATTTTAAATTCAGGTTGAAAGGTAACATTTCCTTCTTTATCTATTTTTACAAATTCTTTATTACCCTCTGTTAAAATATCAATAGTCGTTTTATTACCCTCTACAAATGCTCTTTTTACTTCATTACCAAACCTTACTTTTAAGTTAGCTACCTCAGCAGGTGCAGGTTCTGGAGCTTTTTTTGCATTTTTATAATCATTTAAATAGTCTTGTATTGCATCAAACTCATCTATAGTTTTTTTCAACCTATCAATTACACCTTGTTTACCTTCAACATTCTTTTTTTGCCTATTTATATTTGACTCTAGGATTGACTTAGTTTCTAATATTGAACCGTACATTGAAGCATATTTCTTTCCAGATATTGCATCAGGTCCTACTATACCAGCACCATATTTATCAACCATATTTAAAGTTTCTTTTGTTCTACCTTCAAATCCCTTAAGCTCTTCTAATGTTATATTGAACTTTTTTAATTCAGGATTTAGGTAATCCTTTGTTAGTGTATTTGATGCTGCTTCCAATGATTTAGATTCAGCAGGAGACTCAGCTTTTTCCTTTGCAGAATCCATAGATTCTTTTATACCTTCTTGAATACTTTCAAAAACATTTTTATCTTTTTCTGCTTTAGCTCTATATTCAGAAGCAATCTTACTTGCTTCATTAAAACCTTTTTCTAATGTTTTATGCTTAACTTTTAAAAGACCCATCATTCCAACATTCACAGCTAGACTTCTTACTAAATCTTCAGTCTGAAAATTGTCATCAGTTATAGTTTTATATATATCAGGAGCAGTAAATACTCCAGCTTCTACTCCAACTTGGCCTACAGCTCCAGTAGCCAATAAACCTGCTTGTTGCATATCTCCTTTAACTGCAGCAGATATTCTTTGCCTTGTTGATAAACCTGGTTCATCAGCTTTTGCAAATAATTTTGCATGCTTAATATTTAAACTTGCCCCTGCAAATCCTGCAAGGCCACCCATAATACCTCCATGAGCAATACCTCCTCCGATACCTTTAAATATTCCTTTAGTGTCTTCTCCATTATTCCAAGCCTCAAGACCTCCACGAACACCTTCAAATGTTGCAAGTGTTGCTCCTTGAAGTCCAGCTCCCGCAAGTCTAGGTGCAGCTGATTGTGCTATTTGAGATTTTGCTAAATATTTACCTATAACTCCTTTTTGAATTAAATCTGCTGACTTTCCACTAAGTATATTTTTAACAGTATTTTCAGCTCCTTCTTTAGATATACCTTTAGCCATTAAATTTTTAACAGCTTTTCTTTGAACAGCATTAGTTGCACTTGATGCTGCAAGACCAGCCTTACCTACCCATCCTCCAACCCACATTGAAGCAATGTCCATTGGCATCATAAAACTTAATACTCCAGAACCAATATCTTCTAATATTCCTGGATTCCAATTTTCATCAATAGTATATTTACTTTTACCCTGATTGTATGCACTGTAGCTTAATCCTGTTATAGATGTATTGTAAGCATTTTTAACCCAATTAGGGTCTGTTTCATCTATACCCCAATCAGTCCAATTGTATAGGCTATTTACAAAACCAGGGTCTTGTTTCTTGTTAAGGGGAGATTTCTTTTGAGGTGGCTGAACAGAGTTGTCTACTGCCTCCCAAATAGGAAGACTTGAGTCTGTTCCTTTTAATTCTCTATATAATTGTAGATTACTATAGCCCTGATATACAGGATTTTCTCTTCTTTTAGAATCTAAGTAATCGTATATTGTAGCACTCATTTATTATTTATTTAAATTATACATTATAGGATAGTTTTTGGTTATACTCTCCCCAACAGTATTCATATAAACTCTATCTGCATTTTCAAATTCTTTCATAGCATCATCCATCTCAAATCTAGACTTATTTGTAACATTAGTCAGTGGTATTTGGTCTTCTGTATCAGGATTAGTAAAAAAGTTATTCAATATATCTTCATTTGTAATTTGAATTTTGTAAGATTCTCCATCAATATCTGTATAATCGTATAAATATACAGGTTTATCTTTAATTCTATTCCATTCTTGACGTTTATCTGGACCAGCAGTCATAAGAATAATATCTTCATAATCTTTAGTTATCCTGCTTTGAGCATCAAGAAGTTTAGCATTTTTATTTATAATATCTACAGCCAATCTTCCTCTCTCACGAGCACTGTTGGCATCTGCAACCTTAACTCTTTTCTTTATATCTATATAACTTTCTAAAGGAGCCATTGATTTTTGATTTACAGCATTTACAAGCATCATCTTTTCTTCATTGCTAAAATGTTTATCTGAAATCATTCCAATACTTGCTCTCATTATATCATCTAAACTATCTATTCTAGCCTTATCTGTAGAAAATTTAGCTGTATTAAGCTTGTCTCCATACTTTGAATTAAACTTGTCTGTCCAATTTATATAGTCAACAATAGAAGCATTTAATTCTTCTGCAATCATATCCTTTGTTCTTACTCCTTTTTCTAATACTAAGGGCATTGTAGCTTCATCAGGAGCATCATTGTATTCTTCGACTAAATTAAGATAATTATCTCCTTTTTTATTCATTTCAGATAATCCTGTTTTATATATAGATGCATCTTGTTTATGGTAATCAGCTTGCTTAGATAACAATTTAAAATTTTCAATTGTTCCCACGTCCATATTATCTTTGTTTTGATTAAAATAAGCTTTCATTCTTCCTATTTCAGTATCTATAACATCTAAGTCTGAAGCACCATGTATATCTTTATAAAACTCATTATAAGCAACAGCATAAGAGCCGCTTCTGCTTTCTTTCTCTTCTCTATTTCTATTTGAGAAATATTCCATAACTTGAAGCAAACTGTCAATAGGATTTGATGAACGAAGGTTCTGCATTGATTCCCATTGATATGGGTCTGTAGGTTTTATTCTAGCCATTAAATCTCCTTAATTATGCCCCTGGCATAGCCAATCCAGCTGCAGTTTCTCTCCATTGATTAATTAAATCCATTATAGATGCTTGTTGTTGTGCTTTTTGTTGGCCAATATTAGTTAAAGTCTCTGTCATTCCTTTTCCATATACATCTTTAGCCTGTCCTTTAAATTTTTCAAATCCTCCTGAGCCAGCAAATCCTCCAGCTGCTTTTGTAGCTTCTTGTCCACTTGTTTTAGCGAGAAGGCTGGCTAGTAAAGGTTGTTGGCTAGATGTCATGAAAGAAGAATATGTTGAAGGTAATAATCCTTGTAACTGCTGCCTACTTATACCCTGAAATAACGCAGGATTATAATTAGAACCAAAACCATATGATTCTTCTAAAGTATCTCCAATGTCAGCTCCTGATATATTTGGGATATCTTGCCATTGGCCAGACCAATTACCTTCTGTAACTAATCCCATGCTATTTAATAATTGTAAAATCTCTTGCATAATTTTCCTTTCCTAGTCTTGCAATGATGTTAAAAGTTGCATCAATAATGTTTGAAATGATTCTTGTTCTTTTTTGCTTAAATCCTTAAGCCCTCCTGAAAATAACTGTTCAAGTGGCCCCATAGAAGATTTTCCTATTTCTGAGACTATACCTGTGACATCTCCTCCTCCAGCTAATCCTGCTACTACATCTCCAACATCCCCTTTTCCACCACCGCCACCAAACAAATCCATATCGCCAAGAGTCTTTGCCATCCCATAAGTTGTTAGCCCAGATGTTAAAGCTTGTCCAAAAACATTTCCAAATTTACCAGCATCTTTTGCAGCTTGTATTGCAGGATTTAAATCTGCTGCAGCACTTAATCTTCCTTGTTTGAAATCTGCTGCTTTCTCTGATAAAAATGTTCCTTCATATGGGTCAAATCCTGCTTTGCCAGTTCCAGTTAAAGGAGTTTCTTCTATAAACTTCTGAAGATTTTTAAGATTTCTTTCTGCAAAATTAGAGTCTTGAGCAGCACCATATCCAGCGCCTAATCCAGATGTGACTCCTGCAGCAATTGCACCACCAGCACCTGGTATAGCAATAGTCAATAGAGGGGCGATAAGGTTAATAGCTTTCTCATACCATTTCTTTTTTCTTTTTTTAGAAGCTGCTTCTCTTTGTTTTTGCTCTATAGCAGCTGTCTTACTTCTAACATCTTGTCCGTATTCTTTAATCATTTCCCCTTTTTGCATCTGACCTTGGAAACGCCCTTCTTCTTCTTTTCTTTTACCCCTTAAAAGATTGGTCATTAAATTTTCTTGTATGCCTGATATTTGATATGGGCTAACATATGCCATAAACTACTCCTTTTCTGCTATTATTCGTCTGTTAAATATATTAATAATTCTTCTCATTTACAAATCTCTAATCATATTCAGCAAAATCACTTGTTGCAGCAGGTAATGCAGTTACTTTCATAATAAAATCTGCATATCTATTTACAGCTGTTCCACCCCAATTCAAAAAAGCATTTGCTAAACTTGCTCTTGCACCAAACCAATAATTATAAGTTGAACCTGCTGTTAATCCTGTAATAGTCCAATAGTGCTGACAAACCTCATCATCAGTTTCATCAGGCATCCTGTGCATTTGTTCATAACTATCTCCTATAGAGTTGTAAGTTGCGTTATCTGATAAACCAAAATATACAATCCTGTTACTGCTTGAAGCATTTGCGTGTATTTGAACCATAACTTCTACACAACCACTTGGAGGAGCAATAAATCTTACTGTCATATCAGCATCAGGAACTGCATAAGATGTTGTCATTGTATAAGATTCGTGGGTATTGTCTTCACCAATCATCCTGTATCCAAGTATCATACCTGCATAAGCACTATTTGCAACGCTGAATTCAGTACCTGCTTTTTTTGCTATAAAATTACCAGAATGAGAATCTAATGTTAAATCACCATTGGCATCTAATGTTAAATGTCCTGCTGCTCCATCATTATCATTTGTAGATATTGTGCTAGCTCCATTTGCAGCCACCGCTATCTGAAGAGAATCGGTTGAATTATAACTTAATTTTAATAAATTCGTTTGTGCTGATGTCTGCCAGTTATCATCATAATCTGAGTTATATTTAATATTAAGCGTTGAACCATCATATAGTAATGTAGGTTCTGCATCTACATTTCCTACTGATTGCGATACAGTTAGCAATTGATTTTCTGGGGTACTGCTTATACTATCATGCGAATCATTCTCAGAATAATACCAAACACCTCCATTGGATTCACATGTTTCTTTATTAGAATACTGTTGTAAGGAGCAATATGCTGTCTTATAGTCAATATCAAAAGAGTTTATACCTTCTAGCCCTAAATCACTTAATATCTGATTAGCTGTCCTATATTTTATATCTCCATTTTCTGATATAATAAATTTATCTGTATTGATTTTAGAATTTTGAAGATTCTTTATTGTCATCTTATCTGAAGAAAGATTTTTAATATAAGATGTATTAATTTTTTGTAATGGCTGCATAGATGTCTGAGAATACCATACTCCTGAAGCCTTTATACATAAAAAGACCCCTCTACCAGATATTTTAGAAATAATAATATCTCCTTCTTTACCATATGATTTTGTTGGAAAATAAGGTATTACTTTTGGCTTATTAGTGTCTTGTCTAAAACTTACTGCCATTATTTAATATTCTTTTCTCTATAAACTATTGTTATATCATTAATTTCAAATTTATTTGCAATATTTGCAGCAATCCCTTTAAATTGCAACTGAAAAGAATATATATTGTTAATAGGGTTTGTAGGTATGAGTTCAGCTGTTATCCATTGAATACTTGAAGCTCCATCTGAAAACCCATTTGTTGTTGAATAATTTGTACTGCTATTATCAAATTCAGTTACTGAACTTGAACCATTAGTTCCAAAATATGCTTTAACATTTGAGTGAGCAGCTAAATCGCCTTGCTTTGATTTAAATGTAATATAAACTTTATATATTTTTTTTCTAATTCCAGGAGAACCAAAGTCAAAATCTTTTGTTGTTAGGTAAAAGAAATCTTCATTATTTGAAGCATCACTTGAAGCTATAGAAGAGTCATCCCATTTATATATTGAGTTTAATTTAGTGCCACTGTCTCCAGATGCAGATACAGAATAATATAAAACATCACCATCTTGATTGTTGACAAAATTTGATAGTAACCCTGTTTTTGCTGGTTTGCTTGTTTCTTCTATTCCAGTAATTTTATTCATTAATAAAGTCCATCCTTTAGACTGAAAATCATATGTAAAGCCTTCTATTTCCTGGCTACCCATGCTAGTTGTTTGAGCTGTATTAGAGTACCCTGTATTTTTAGTTACAATTAATTTCTTAGTGCTTTTTATATATCCAATAGAAGGAGAATATGAAGGTAAAATTGACCAATAATTACTATCACCAGCAATTCCTGAAGGTTGAAAAGATTCAGTTCCAATTTTGTCATCAATCAGATTTTCTACTGACTCACCATCATACAAGAAACATCCATTTGAATTTGCCCAGCAAATCCCATAAGGAGTTGTAACAACTTGGCATTGCTTATTTACTCCTACATGGTCAAACGTATCTTCTAAATATTCATTATCTCCAGATATGTTAATTACAAATACTTTTCTCTTTTTAAATTGTAATATTTTATCCTTAAAGTAAGCAAGTCCAGTAATAGAATCTCCATCTTGTATAGCCACATCAATAAAATTACTTGCTGGGAAAACATTATATTTCCCTATTGGAGTTTTAATCATTCTATCACCATAATTTCTTCCGTTTTGATATATATTACCTACATATAGCCTGTTATTAGCAAGGACTGATGTTTTATATGTGCATATTAAATTTCCTGATTTTTCAGCATCTTTTTGCGATATTAATGTTTCAGATTCATAACTATCAACTTCATTGAAAAATAACATATCTTTAGATTTTATTTCTAATATATATGCTGTTTGAGTTTCAGATGCCCATGCATATTCTTCATTTGAAGTTGAAGATTTTAATTTAACTGTTTGTGTATTTATAGTTAATTGCTTATACCAAACTCCCTGTTCCTCATCTTTTAAATATATTTTTACTTCTTTATTTAAAGGATTATTTATTATTGATTTACCTATAGCAATAGCAACATTTGGAGATTGACCAGGTTGCACTGTTGTTGAATCTCCTAAAACGGTATTTACTTCTGTTATAGAGGATTCTTCGTTAAAATGATTTAATGTTGTTGCCCCAACTTTAAATTTTCTGCTAACCCAGCTGTCACTATCAACAACAAATTCATCTGTATCTGTAAAAGATTCTTCAGTCTCTTCCTCTTCTGACTCTAAAGGATTTTGAGTTATAAAGTTAAAATTAATATGTAAATCATTTAAACCTGTACTTTGTCCAAATATTGACCCAGCTGTTGTATCAGGTTCATGAAAACGCACAATAAATTCAGAAAATGAAATTCCTAAATTAGTCGTAAAATCCCATATATCCATATTATTCGTTTGTCCATTAGGACTACTTTCTGTTTCTTGCACTGTAAGTCCAGTAAAGCCTAAAATATTAGATAAATCATTTGGAGATAATATTTGACTATCTTCTCCTAGAAGAGTTATCTTAATCATGAGATTATCTCTACTTGTTGTTGTGCTAGGACTATCTCCATCAGGACTAAAAGCTAAATTAAATTCATATGGAACATCAAAACGTTTATATGAGTTATTTATATTATATTCCTGAAACAGGTTATTATACCCTTGAAATATAGCTCCCTCTACATTCTTAAATTTTATACTATCAGAAGATGGAGGATATTGAGCGCTAGCAAGTAAATTTGTTCCTAAATATGAACTTGCTCCTTGGTCTTCAATAAGAGAATTAAGAACATTTTTACCAATATCAGAAAAATCATTTATATTTAAATCATAAATTTCAATTTTAATTTTAGGTATATAAAGGCCACGAAGATATTTATCAGCAGAAAAATCACCTGTTCCTAAAGCGTAACCATCAGAGAGCATATTCGTACTTTCTATTGCTATTCCTGATAAATTCAATTTTATTTGTAAAGATGCAATATTTAAAAAATCATCATCGAGTTCAAAAGCATAAGACAGTTGAGACTCTATAGCTCTTGTTAAGTCAGAATTTTTATTTCCATATATATCTGCATTTTCATAATCATCTCCCCATGTTTCATTATAATTCCCGTTGTTCCCAGGCAAAGGAATGTAAATAGGATTATTCACAACCTGATTACTTCCTATTCCCGTCAACCAGTCATTGTATCCAGAAACATCTGTATAACAAGAGTAAGTTTCTCCTCCTGGTCTCCAATTAAAGCTTCCATCACTTTGAAAACTAACGAATCCCATTTTATATCTAAAGAATGTTCCTTCTTCTCCATGTGATGTATTTATATTAGATAAATTTTCAGGCAAATATTTAATGGGAATATTATGAATATATTTATTCCATTTACTACCGTAATTCCCATCCTCACCTATCAAATTATCTGTTCTATGGAAATGTTTGTAATTCCACCCCTCATTTCCTGCAGGGTTTACCGCTGTAGGAGCAGTACTTTGAAACCCTGTGAAATCTTCTTTTGGCCAAAATTCCCAGTTTTGATAATTAAATTGATGTCCTAATATCCTTAAAGCATCTACATTAAAGCCTATAAGCGAAGGAGTTACCTGTTGAGTGACAACAATATCTTCAAAAGATGGAAATACATTATTTGTAGTTACAAAATTCTTATAATTTTCTTCTTCTCCGTACATAACCCTATCTAAATAAAACCATCTTACTAAATTATTATCTCCAGTAGAAAATTCTGAATCAGATATTTGAAGTAATCCATTTATATATGAATAAACAGGAGAGAATTTAAATGAATTGCTTTGATAAAATGCTACATCCCAATAATTATTATTAGTATGATACATTGTCAATGTTGTTCTATCAGTTTTATTGTCTGGTAAAATAAGAAGATGGTCGCTAAATTCTTCTCCAGATTTATAATTATTGCTTAATAGTTTAATATTTTTAATGCCTACTACCTGAGTGTTTATATAATTAGAAGAGTTAACAATCTCTGCATTTGCAGTTAAGCTAGATTCATCAGCATCTCCAGCATTAAGTACTAGAAGGTCAAAGGTAGTAGAAGCTACTGCCTTAATATCATTTGTAGATAATTTATCATCATTAAAATTTGTTGTTCCTGAGACTGTAACTCTATCTCCTACAGAAAATCCATGCGCTGAAGATGTTGTATATTGAGCAGTTCCGCCACTTTCCGTAACTCCAGTAACCATTGCAGCTTTTCTAGTTTTAGTTACCCCATATGAGCCTCCATATATACGAATTTCCCAATCATTTGTTTCAGATAAATCTTCAGGAACTGTAAATGTTAATCCATAATTTTGCCATTTATCATAAAACTTATTCCCATGAGATTCTATTCCATATTGTTTAGATACACCTCTTGCTGGGCATAACTTATTTGCTCCTGTTGATAAATGAACTAAATCTGGAAAAGACTTTTTTAAGGCAACGTAACTTAATCTTACAGAATGATTTTCATCATATAAATTCTCCACATCTGTAGGAACTTGAATACTAAATCTAACAGAAACTGTAACAGAATCAGATTCAGTAGTTCTTGGAGGAACATATATCCTGACATATCCAAACTTTAATGTGTCTGTCGTATCATCATAATATTGATTACAATGTGCATAATAAGGGTTTTGTTCTGCAAAGCAAAAATTGACATAGTTACCGCCTATACCACCTGTAACTCCTTCTGTAACAGTATCGGATAATCCAGCATTATAGTCAGCAATTTGCCATCCACCAGTTAATGATTCACTATTTGTTTTATCGTAAACATCATATACTAATCTTGAAGTGACTGCGTCTTCAAGTTGAGAGCTTGGCTTCCCATCTACTGAAGGAACTGACGCTTGAGAATATCTGAAATGTAAATCATAATAACAGTTTCCATCTAAATCCACTTCTTGATACAGATAACTACCGCTATTTGGAGTTGGATTTGTATATGTAGAAGCTCCAATAGTATCATTAGTAGATAATTGTAAAGCACTGCTTCCGTTTCTTCCCCCATCTAAATAAGATATTCCAAGAGTATGATTACTTTCACTATGAACCATGTTTGTGCTTAACCAATTTGGCCAAATTTCGCTTCCATTAATCTTCCATCCATCTAATGTGTATAGTTTATGATTATTGTCGACTGTTATTTGGCTTCCTCTATTAGAAGAATTTTTATATCCATGAAATGAAATTAATTGTCCACTGTTTACTTCTGTACATACTCCTATAGTATCATTATAATTACTTCCAGGAACATCTGTTCCATCAGATAAAAATATTTTATTTAATGAATTTCCAGATGTCGCAGCATCACCACCAGAACCATTGTCAACGGTAAATTCTTCTTCATTTGTATCAGCTGAAAGTTCTTCAGCAGCAACAATAGATGTATCTGATATATCATGAAAATCACCATTATCAATTTTATTTACAAAAGGAGAAAGCTCATTACCCGAAACAGGTTCATTGCTTTTTATCCAACTATTTCCACTCATAAGGACAGCATCTTTTGAAGAGCCATCTCCAGCAGTCGGAGAATAAACCAATACTCCTGGGAGTATATCTGCGTTACTTCCATCAGATACAAAGAACTGCCAAGGAACCAAACAATACATATCAAAAGATAATTTATATGTTGAACCAGGAACTAATTTTAACTGAGTACCATCTGCTTTTCTATGAGATGCAATCAATTTAATATAGCCTAAATCTGAGCTTGTATATGCACTATCTACTTCTACTTTTGATTTTAAAAATAAAGCGTCATCCCCGCTATCTGCAGTACCTTCTATACTTCCTTCTTCTACATATCTTCTTCCTGTATTACCATCAGATTCTCTCATTAATGAAATTCTTTGTCCTGTAAATACCTGGCTTTGAGCTTCTCCTTGTTCTTCTATGACAAAATTTGGTCTAGGTTTTTCTTGTTGTACTGCCATTATATTTTCTCTTTATCCTATTTCTTTTAAAAATGCTGTTTTACTGCTTAATTTCTTATTAGATATTAAAGATGTTCCTTGATAACTATCTTCAAAATCCCATCCTGAACCTCCGATATTATATACAATATATTTTGATGTAGAATCAGGAATAGTTGTAAATGTACAGCTAGATGTGCTTGAATCTCCTAAAGTACTATATATGTATATTGCATTAGGTTCTACCCATTCAACTCTAAATGTTGCATCATCATATCCACTAACACCAAATGTTCCTCTTAATGTAATATATTCTCCAACTTTAACACTATGGTCACTGCAAGTTATTTTTGTTAAAGATGCACTTGATGGGTTGCCTAATCCCCCAGTAAAGTTTTGAAAAACTTCCAGTTCTGCATCTCTATTTCCGCATCCTACAGCTTTATCATATCCATAATCATTTATCCATTCTTCCAATATAGTTCCGTCATCTCCTTCATGATATGTATTTGAAACTCCAGAACTTATATATCTAATATCTAAAGAGCTAGGTCCAGATGAATTTGTTCCTCTTCCAGCATCTGCAGCAGTTAATGTTAATATAGTTCTTTTCCCATCTTCATCAAAAGATATTGCTGCTGAAACATTTATTCCAGAGCCAGTATTTTCTGCATTTATAATATCTGCGATATCTGCAGTTATATTTTCTGCTTTAGTGACTGTGGCAAACGTTCCACTCTCATCATCATTATTACTTGAATGTGGAAAAGTAAAGGTAGAAGCTCCTGTTTTTGTAATTTTATAAATTCCATCATAGCTAGTTGTTCCATTAACTAAAAGCCTATCTCCAGACTTAAGATTGTGTGCAGATGAAGTTGTAGCTGTTGCTGTTGAAGTATCTCCATCTAAATCGCTAATAGTTCCAGTTAATCCTTGTTCTCTATTTTGGCAATTCAAAATATAGTAATTTTTATTAGTATCGCTAGAAAAAATGTAATCGTTTATTGTCCATGACCCCCAGTCAGTGGCTGCATTTCTAGTACTTTGAAATTGATTAACTTTATCGTAATGGTCAACTCCATCAGCACCACTAGAGACAGTTACACATGTAGGGAACTTAAACTCATCTGGATGCGCTGCTAAAGCCATAGCAGCATTGACAAATATTATTGTAAGCATTTTCCCGTCTCTATCTCTTATTTCAAGCCTTTTATTATTTTCAGGAACACCAGCAGGATTTAATCCAGCAGCAACCCAATCTACAAACCCTAAACATCCCGCAATTCCAGATGTAAATAAATTAGCATTTGTATTATGGACTCCAAAAGCAGACCAAGGAAACAGACTGCCCAGGAAAGAAGAATTAGCCATAAATCCATATCCAGTAGCAGCGTCAACAGTATCTCCCCAATGATAAACATCGCTTCCTTCTGCATAAACTCTTATTTTTCCAACAGCAGTTAAATTTTCTGAAGCACTTCCTTCAATTCCAGCAGCTGAAGCAGCTCCATCAGGAACACTCCCTGTGATATCAGCTAATCCAAAAGCTGTAACAGTTGCTACATTAGTACTTCCAACATAATCTGTTATTAAAGATGATTGTCCTTTGCCAGGTCCATCATAAATATGAACAATCATATCATTGTAATAATCATCAGTATCATGACTTCCTTGTTCATTAAATGTTGGAGTTTGAGCTAAAGTTAAACTTTCATTTGTATCATCTCCATCAGCTGAAACACTATATCCTCCAATTGTTCCTCTTTCAAATCCTTTTTGTAAGTCTGTTCCATCAAAAACATTTGCACTTATATCTGTTGAAAAAGAAAACAAACCACCCCCAGGAACAAAATTATTATTTGTATGAGGATGGTCAGTTGTATATTTAACACCTGCTCCAGTAAACCTAATAACACCATACTTATCTAATGAAGCGTTCCAGTTTTGAGCAAATTGAGTATCTTGAATATCTCTAGCGTCAGCAAAAGCATTTAAACCACCTGAGAAGTCAGTTATCTTAAGTTGCTGTTTGGGCATTATTTTCCTCTCATTTTATCAACAACAGGTTTTAATACCATATCCCAAATTACATCGTCTTTTGTTGAAGGACTTAATTTTACAGCTTTTTCTACAACATATAAGCCTAGTAAAATCCATTCCCAATTACTTGTTACAAATGACATCATTTGTTTTTCTCCTTAATTAATTAACTGTGTCTTTTACTCTTTTTGCTTTACTACCACAAGTAGTACAAACAAAATCTGCTTTTGGATGTGAGTTCGCTTTCAATATAGCAACCTCTTTTTCTAAATCTTCTATATATAATCCGTATTTATTAACACTTCTTCTTAAAGAATCTATTTGCTTTTGAATCTTATCAGACATTATGCAACATCATCCAATATCGCTGCAACTATACACTGTACATTTCCTCCTCCAGCTGTTTGGTCTGGGTCTGCTGATATTGCATGTAAATTGCCTACAGTTGTATTTGGTAATTTTGCAAACCATGAATGTCCAGAACTTATTTCAATAGCATTTGTAGAACTATGAGCTACAGTTGAACCATCAAGAGTTAAATGTACACTTTCATCTGTTGAAGTGCTTCCATCTGTTGTTCCAGTATTTTTAATAAATAAAAACTTAACCTTGTCAGAAGTTGTTATATCTGCATTAGCAGTTCCTGTTGCAACACCAGCGCTATTAGCTAAAAACTTTCCAGTTATTAAATCAACACCACCTGTATTATACGGAACATTTACAATACCATAAAACCATTTATCATTTGCATCTGCAGGTGTATATGAGAATGTTAAATCTTTTAATGTTGCCTGTATTTCATCAGGTAATAATACTGCTTTAATTGTCATTGTTGCTGCATCTGCCATCTATATCTCCTTAAAAATTAACACCAATATCAAGGCCTATACTTTTTGGATTCATTGTTAAATCTGTATAAGCCTTTTTATTTTTACCAAACTGAGTTCCTATCTTTAATTCAGGTTGTATTTCTTCATATCTGTTAAAATACATCTTTTCTGTTATTCTGTTTACAAGTTCATCAAGAAGGTTATGTTGAACTCTAACGTTTCCTTCCTTTCCAAACCTATAATCTCCTTTTAGAGGATTTATCTGTCCAAGTCCTTCTCTTAACCAATCAAACTGACCAACACCTGATATTGTTTCTAATAAATTATCAATTGTTTTATCTGATGCATTAGGATTCCTCGTAAGTATTTTTTCAAGAGTATGGTCTACAGGTCTTATAAAATCCATAGTAAGTCTGTCACGTGTTTTCATTATCTAAAACCTCCAATTCACGCCAGTTGAAATATCATACTCTTCTCTTCCGTAATAGTTTTGATATGCGCCCTCAATAAATACCCCAATATGCTTACCTAGGTTGGTGCCTATTAGCAATCCAACATCATATTGAACATCATCTCCTTCATAAGCTTTATCTGTTAAACCAACAGAATAAGGAAATGCGTTAACCCAAATATGGGAGTAATACTTCTCACCCCCAAGTAGCATATCTAAACCAATTACAATAGAAGCTTCAGCTTGCCATTCTTTTTCTTTATTATCTTTATTATATTCTTTTACAACTTCTGGGTAATGATATTGTAAAAACTCATCATCGCTATTAGCAACGTAGTTACTATCGCTATCCTCCCAGTAATAATTAACACCTTCATAGTAAAGTTCCCAATAGCCTTCTTCAGTTTCTTGGTTAGTTTCAATCCAAATCCAATATTCATCTATT